CAAACATTGAATGAATATGGTCTGCATGTAAGGCCATCTTTTTATTTTCTGCATACTTGTTAAATCTAACATGTGAATAACCTTGATACTTGTCAAACCATCTCATATCTAAATTTTGTACATATTGATATGCTGTGTTATCAACATGCTCATTTAGTTTTTGTTTGGTTGATACATTACCCCAACTCATAGATAATTCTTGTGAGCCACTTCTAGGTTTATATTCATTTGTATTTGCATTATAAAATGTGTGTTCTTGAAATTCTATACTGTCCATTTCTTTTACAGTTTGGTCACATATTTCATTTGACACCACACCTTTATAAAGGCTTACATAATATTTTAAATCAGTTATCATACTTTGAAATCAGAAAACTTATCATATGCTTTCTCCTTCTTTACATATGGGTCATCACTTTGGTTGGCGTCAACAATATTTTGAGCAGATTGTTCTACATCATACAATCTCATTTTAGCTCTGTCAACACCAATAATAAATGCACGATTAACGCTAGGGTCATTGTATCTGTTTTTCAACTGCTTGACTTTCATTTGACCTAATGCTTCTAAATCATCATTAGATATTAGAGCAAACATAAAGTCAGCAGTTGCTGGGAGGCCAAAACTCTCTGAAGTATCTTCAAGACCAATATCTGTACTAACAAAACCAGTTCTAGTAGTTTGTGTTGCACTAAAAATAGGAACATCAAACTCAACTGCAAGGCCTCTTAGTTCTTCGGCGATTGCCTTCACATAGAAATATGATGATATATTACCACCTTTAAATCTACTTGAAGCACAGATATTAAGATAGTCAATAAAGATAACATCAGGTTTAAAACTTTTCTTCAAAGATAATTCATTCAACAATGCTCTAAAGTGACCACTATGAGCAGATGCTGTAGGATATTCTTTGATGATAAGTTTACCATGAGTTTTCTTTTGTAACTTATTCATTCTGTTTTCGTAAACAGTTTTAGGCATTTCATGTAAATCTTCCATGGTTGCATCAAGTAAGTTTGCATCTATTCTTTCTGCAATTCTTTCCTCTGCCATTTCAAGAGTTACATATAATACATTTAAACCTTGTGTCAAATATGCACTAGCACAGTGACACATGAATAGAGATTTACCAACGCCTGTACCTGCCAATGCAATGTTCAAAGTTTTACTAGGAACACCGCCTTTGGTAATTCTATTCATGTAATCAAGGTCAAACTGGTATCTTTTTTCTTTAGTGTGATACCATTCAAATCGTTCTTCAGCATTGTCTATGTAATCGTGACCAATATGATTGTCAAACGAAACAGATAATGCATCTGATAAAATACTTGGTATTGCCTCTGGCGTATGCTGTTTATCTTTGCCGTCTAAGATTTTAATACCAGATAATACGGCATTGTGAACGGCACGGTCTTTACAAAACTTTTCAGTTGTATCTAATAACCACTGGTCGTCACTCTTCTCATCTGTAAATGAGTTTATGTAATCTTTTAATTGTGTATGTTCTTCTTCATTAACATCTTTTCTATTAGATAGTTCAATGAGTATTGCTTCTTTTGTAGGTAAATTATTATATTCTTCAACAAATTTTACAACTTCACCAAAAAGTATTTGTTCAGTTCTCTGACTAAAATATTCAGCCTTTAAGAAAGGCAATACTTTCCTAGTATATTCTTCTCTGTAAAATAAATTACTTAATATAGTTGTTTCAATTCTATTCGACAATGCTATTACCACTCTTTAATTGTTCATCTAATAATTCAATCAATATGTCACCAATATAATCTATAAATGCCTGATTGTCAAGCAAATCCAGGTCATTAGGATTTCTAACTACTGTATAGTCAAATGTAAAAGGCAATCTGCCTTGTTCATCTTCTTCAGCCTCTGGATGTATACCTACTTTACCATACTTGTAAATAATATCTTTGTATTTACCTTCAGTAAGTTTGATACAAGTATGGTCTTCGCCCTCTTTTTGAGCAAAGACATATCTTTTACTCTTCGTCTGCTCCGTAGGAGAATTTTTGTCTGGCATGTTCATCAATTTTCTTTAATACCTCATCTGTAAAATATTTTTCAGGCTCATTATTGATAGACTTACCAAAAACTTTTGTGCCATCTGGCAGTTCATATCTAGTAGATACTTTCTTAAAGATGCCTGCCTCTTCAGCCATATCTAAAAGACCATAGTACCTATCAAGACCTGTTTTGTAAGTTAGTCTAACATCTATCTGAGCATTTTCTTTTGTTAATCTTGATTTATAGTTTTTACAATGTATAATATTACCAACTACCTCAGTACCGTCTTTTTCTTTTCGTTTACCAAGATAGACAATTGATGAAGCGGCGTATTTCAAACCTGAACCGCCACCCATTTCTTTTTGTGGGAACATTGAACCAATAACATCATAGGTGTGATTAGTCATAATCATAGGGACACCTGCTTGACCTAGTTTCAATGTTAAAACTCTAAATGCTGATTTTACAATCTGACTTCTAGTCATGTCTCTAGTTTCTTTGCCCTCAGCAGTATCTTCCATTTCTTTTGTAGTAGATAACATACCTAAACTATCAAGAACAAACATCATAGGTTTTCTTGATGCTTCGTCTTGTTCTAGGTATTTGTCTAAGACTTTAATTGATTGTGTTCTAAATTCTTGTACTGTAGCAACAGGCATTACAACTAGTCTTTGACTATCAACACCTCTGCTTTCTAACATACTTTTTGATACGGCATTTTCGGATTCAAAGTAGATAACACCAGCGTCTGGATTTTTATCTAAGAAATTTTTAACTATGCCTAAAGCAAAGAATGTTTTACCTGTAGCAGCTTCACCTGCAATTGCCGTTATTCGACTTCCTGGTAGACCACCATAGATACTACCTGAAAGCAATGCATTAAATGAATATGAACCTGTGTCAATAAAACTATCGACATCACCACCTGCAACGCCATCAGCTGCAATTGTGGCATACTCATTGCCTGTTTCTTTAATTATTTGTTTGAGAAAATCGCTCATACTCTAATCGCTCCTTTTCAGTATAACTTATAGTATACCATTTTATACCCATACTATAACATGTTTGTTTGATATTGTCAAGCTCCTGAGGAGGGAAGTGGTGTGACATATAGTTCTTAGGACCTTTGAAAATTGTTATCATCATTAATATTTTCGTAATCTCGCCAGTTCTTCCTCATCTTGATATATTTAGCGTCTTTGGTCACTCTGTCTCGGTAAGTTTTAAATATACGAGCAGATACAGCCTTATCGCTTGTTGCCCAATCAGGCTCTTGAGGTTTTACATTACCATTTTCATCATACTTTTTACCATCTTTGTGGTTGGCATATCGTCTGGCTCTTGTAAAACCCATTTCTAAAAACTTTCGACACATATCCATACCTACAAAATCATTTCTTGCTCTGTACTCAGCATACATTGTATAAATTTGTTCAGCACTTTTTACTGCAATCTTTGGTGTTTTAAACTTCCAAAACTGACAAATATCATCTGTGTAAGGTCTGACAAGTAATACACCTTGTTCACCTCTACCAATTCTATACATTTTACGGACTTCTTTATCTGTAAAATCTAATTTCTTATAATCTAATTTATAATCAAACTCTTTCATTCGATAATCTCTACATCACCATTAGTTTCGATAACCACTCTAGCACCACAACTAAGGATAGGCTTATCATTACCACCATACCTAACAACGCTATCGCCAAGTATCTTAACGGCATGACAATATGTATTTCTACGGCCTTGCTTAATAGTGATAACAGGTTCATTTGTACCATGTTTTTTATTACTCCTAATTTTGTGTTGATTTACATGTATATAAGTTTTACTCATCAAAACCAACCCAACTTCACGCCATTATGAATGATAATAAAAAAACAAGCGACCAAATGAGTAAGAACCCATGTTGTACGCAAGATAGCTGCAATGTCACTTTCATAATCATCTCCTATTTTTGACCCTATTGTTTTTGCCCAAATTCTCCAATATTTTCTCACCTAATAATATCTATCTCGCTGTCTTTAGTCCATATTTCTAGGTCATTTCTTAAACGACCTTCTTCATTTAATTTATTCCACCTTTTAGTAGCAAGTTTACGCCACCATTCTATTAGTTCATTGTCATAATATCTATCAAAGTTAGGTGCCTTTACAATCTTATCTGTTTTACCATTTACAATATCAATAAAGTTTTCGATACCATAATTAGATACATAATATCTTTTTTGTTCAGTTACTGCTTTTGCATTTGCAATTGTGGTTGTAAACTTTTTTAGTTCGCCACCTTCAATTGACCTTTTTACAAGACCAATAATGGCAGTGGTCATTTTTAATTTTCTACTTGATGCACCCTCTGGCACCAATTCACCTTTACCGACAATATTCTCAACATATTCTACCATGTCAAGATAAGGTTTACCATGCATCAT